CCTCCTATAAAAACATTAAGAGAAATTCAAAACGAAACTCAAGCAGTAGTAATAGAGTTAGGTGAAATTGAAATGGTTAAACTACAATTAGAAACCCGAACAAAAACTGCTAGAGAATTTTTAACTCAAGTTGAAAATAAAGAAAAAAGTTTCTCCCAATCTATATTTGAAAAATATGGTAAATCCAACATTAATCCAGAAACTGGAGAAGTAATCAAATTGGCTTAAAAAATACCATATTTATAATAAAATAATTTATTCAAATGGCAGAAACAATTGTATCACCCGGTGTATTAGCTATAGAAAATGATCAGTCCTTTATAACTCAACAACCTATACAAGTAGGTTCTGTTATTGTAGGACCAACTGTAAAAGGTCCTGTTGGTATTCCTACTGTGGTTACTTCATATAGTGATTATTTAAATAGATTTGGTGCGACATTTTTAAGTGAAAGCCAAACATATTCGTATTTTACTTCAATTGCTGCATATAATTATTTTAACAATGGAGGTACCTCTCTATTGATTACTCGTGTAGTAAATGGAGATTTTACCCCTGCAACATCATCAACTATCCCTACATCAACAGCTGCTACATCGGCTTCTGTTAATTTAAATTTAACATATGTTTCTGCTAGTGTAGCTTCCGTAGGTTCAAGTTCATTTGGTGTAAATGGAATTACATTTTACTTTACAGGATCTACCGTAGCAAATACTTCAACAACTGTATATGTTAATACTTCTTCATTTGCTAGTTCAACTATAAATGATTATGTTGTAACCTCTTCTACTATATTTAACGCTAGTAGTTCTGCAACTTCATATAGTGGTTCATTACAATATATTTCTTCAAATGCATCTTCTCCAAATATAGTATTTACTTACATAGGTTCAAATGGATTAACAGGGAATTTACAATATGTAACTTCTGGAAGTACTACAACATATTTCTCTGGAGGCACAAATACTGAAGCATTTGTATTAGAAACATTATCTGAAGGTGAAATCATGAATAGTGATGGAACATTATATGCTAATGGAACTTTAGAAAATGGAACCCCAAATAATGTTAGATGGCAAATAGTTTCACCTAATGTTAATAATGGTACATTTTCCCTAGTTATTCGTCAAGGAAATGATTCTAGTCTTACACCTTCTATTTTAGAAACATTTGGGAATTTATCATTAGATCCATTAGCTAATAATTACATTGAAAAAGTAATTGGTAACCAATACGAAACTGTAGAAGAAGATAATGGTGAGTATTATACTCAATTAAATGGAGATTATCCAAATAAATCTCGCTACGTAAGAGTAAAACAAGTAAATGCCCCTACCCCAAATTATTTTGACAATACAGGAAACCCAAAACCACAATATACAGGTTCTATCCCAACAGTCTCAAATGGTGCTTTTGGAGGCGCTCTAGGTAATATTGTTTCCCCTACATTATCGGGATCATATTACGAAAACATAACTAATGAAAGTATTCAAGGAATATCCCCTTCAGATTATACTTCATCAATTTCATTACTAGCTAATAAAGATGCTTATAGATATAATCTTTTAATAGCTCCTGGTTTAATAGCAGATGAAAATTTCTACCCAGATCATTTTCCTGTTATATCTCAAATGATAACCACTGTTCAAAATAGAGGAGATTCTATGACGGTAATTGATTTGGTTGGATATGGATCTCCTATCCTCCCAGTATTATCTAATGCTTTATCTTTTGATACTTCATATGCTGCAGCATATTGGCCTTGGGTTCAAACAGTTGACCCTAACATATCTAGACAAACTTGGACCCCAGCATCAACATTGATCCCAGGAGTATATGCTTTAAATGATAGTTTAGCTAATCCATGGTCGGCACCTGCTGGAACTCAAAGAGGAGTATTAACTAGTGCTATAAGAGCTGAAAGATATTTAACTCAAGGAAATAGAGATGATTTATATGAAAACAATATAAATTCAATTGCTACTTTCCCTAACACTGGAGTAGTAGTATTTGGACAAAAAACATTACAGAAAAAACAAAGCGCATTAGATCGTATCAACGTAAGACGTTTGTTAATTGAATTAAAAGGATATATTTCTCAAATAGCAGATACTTTAGTATTTGAACCAAACAATATTGTTACAAGAAATAACTTTTTATCTCAAGTAAATCCATATTTAGCTTCTGTTCAACAAAGAAATGGTTTAACTTCATATAAGGTTATAATGGATGAATCAAATAACACTCCAACAGTAATAGACAATAACCAATTAATAGGACAAATTTATTTACAACCTACAAGAACCGCAGAATTTATAATTTTAGATTTTAATATCCTACCTACAGGTGCAACATTCCCAAGTTAATAATATATTTTAAAAAAAAGATTAATATTTATAATAAAAATACAAAATGGCAAATTTCTCAATTTCTCCAGGAGTAACAACAAATGAAATAGACAACACGTTTTTAACTAATACTGTTGTAGGAGCTAGTACAGCTATTATAGGACCAACTGTAAAAGGTCCTGTTAACATTCCAACATTAGTTACTTCTTATAGTGATTATCAATCTTTATTTGGAGATTCTATAATAAGTGGAAGTGATATCTACTCTTATTTTACTTCTATAGCAGCATACAGCTTTTTCAATTATGGAGGTAACTCATTACTAGTAACTAGAGTAGCTTCAGGTTCATATACTTCTGCAACCTCAGACATATATTCAGGAACCGGAACAATTTCAGCATCTATTTCAATTAGTTTAACAAGTGCTGCAACAAGTGCTTACACTGCTTCTTTTAATGGAGTAAATGTAATACTTTCTGGATCATCTGCTCAAGATGTATTTAATAATGCTTCAGCATCAATTAATACTAACCCAACTATTAATAGTAGTGCTTCATTTAGTACTCCTAATATGGTATTAACAGCACTAGCTCAAGGTGTTGCTGGTAATTCATATTATTATACTTCTGGTTCTACTACAACTTTTTACACTGGTGGTACTAATTCTACAGCTTTTGTATTAGAAACCCTATCAGAAGGTGATCTTATGAATAATGGTACATCAGGAATAAGTGGATCATTATCATTAGGCTCAAAAGATAATGTTAGATGTGAAATTACTAACTCAAATACAGGATCAGGTACATTTAATCTAATAGTTAGACAAGGAAATGATACCGATGCAAATAAATTAATTCTTGAAACTTGGAGTGGATTAAGTTTAGATCCAAATTCACCAAAATTTATTTCAAAAGTAATAGGAGATACTAAATTATTTTACAATTCAAACAGTGGACAAATTGATGTTTCAGGTGATTATACTAATAAGTCTCGTTACGTAAGAGTAAAACAAGTTGATATTCTTACTCCAAACTATTTAGATGCTAATGGTCAACCACAATCTCAATATTTAAGCTCTATTCCACCATCCCAACAAGGAATATTTAATGGAGCTACAGGTAACGTTACTTCTGGAGTTAATTTCTATGAAGATATAACATCAACTAATACTCAAGGACTTTTACCTTCAGATTATGATATAGCTATTAATGTTTTATCTAATAAAGAAGCTTATTTATATAATGTAATATTTGCTCCTGGGTTAACTAGTGATTTACATTCAACTCAAATATCTAGTTTAATTAATAATAGTCAAAATAGAGGTGATTGTTTATTTGTAGCTGATTTAACTTCATATGTTGGTATTAATAGTATTCAAGATGCTATTACACAAGCACAAAATAGAGATTCATCTTATGCTGCTGCTTATTTTCCATGGGTAAGAGTAATTGACCCAGCAACTGGAAAAAATGTATGGTGTCCTGCTTCAACAGTAGTACCTGGAGTATATGCTAATAATGATAGAAAAGCTGCTCCTTGGTTTGCCCCAGCGGGTATTAATCGTGGAGGTTTATCAACAGTATTACGTACTCAATTTAAATTGACTCAATCAGATAAAGATGAACTTTATGATAATAATATAAATCCATTAGCAACTTTACCAAGACAAGGTGTTGTAATATTTGGACAAAAAACATTACAAAAAGAAGCATCTGCTCTAGATCGTATCAATGTAAGACGTTTAGTAATTGAATTAAAAGGATTTATTAAACAAATAGCAGAACAAATAGTATTTGAACAAAACACTACTGCTACTAGAACATCATTTTTAGCAAAAGTAACCCCATATTTAGAAACCATCCAACAAAAACAAGGTTTATATGCTTTTAAAGTAGTAATGGATGACGCTAATAATGGACCAGATGTAATAGATAGAAATCAATTAATAGGTCAAATATATATTCAACCAACTAGAACAGCAGAATTTATATCTTTAGATTTTATTTTATTACCTACAGGAACTCAATTTCCTTAATTAAAAAATAAAAAGTTAAATATTTATAATAAAACAAAATTAAAATAAAAAGAAAATGGCAATTTTAAATCCTAACGAAATTTTTTACACAGCGTTTGAACCTAGAATGACAAACCGCTTTATCCTTTATATGGATGGTGTTCCGTCATATTTAGTAAAAGGAATGGGAGCTATTTCATTAACTCAAACAGCAGTTGCCCTTAACCATATTAACGTTCAACGTTACGTAAAAGGAAAAACCATCTGGAATAGCATCCAATTTACAATGTATGAAGCCATTACCCCTTCAGGTGCTCAAACAGTAATGGAATGGGTTCGTTTAGGACACGAATCAGTAACAGGTAGAGATGGTTATTCTGATTTTTATAAAAAAGATGTTACTTTCCATGCTTTAGGACCTGTAGGAGATATTGTTTCTGAATGGGTTATTAAAGGAGCTATGATTACCGAAGTTAACTTTGGAGATTATAACTGGGATGATGATGGAACAGCTGTAAACATCACAGTAACAGTACAACCAGATTACTGTATTTTGAACTATTAATTTTTTAATTAATAC